GTAAAATATACCTTCTTACCTTGAACATAGTATCCCACTTGCCCTTCCAAGTAGCTTACATTGCTACCAGATGCAATTGTTCCAAACACGAGAACATCTTGTGCTGGGATTGGAATATATGGGGTGGCTACTGCCGTTGGTGCACTAATGCTCCAAATACCCATATCCATTGGCAATGTTAATGGAATTGAAGGTAATGTAATTGAGGCACGAGAGTTCGTTGGATCAGATGTTACTGCACAAGCGTATTCAATTAGATTACATCTTGGAATATCTATTAACCCCGCCTTAAATGATTCAGCTACTTGTAGTTTTAAAACCTTATTAATGGATTGCTCCAATATAATTTTAACCTCACGAATGTCAATTACATCTGATGGGTTATCCTTATCTAAGAATCTTGCATAGATTCTCTGAATCTCTTCAGCTAATTTATTTTTAGTTATCATTTGCGTTCATCATTTATTTGATTGGCATCCATCATTGATTCAATTCCAGCAATACCACCATTTTCCAATGTAATTCCAAGGTACATTAATGCACGAGTAATGATATCTGTATAGTATCTATCAGCAACATCTATATCAACAGAACTCGTTGCATTAAATGTAATATTACCGTTGTTTGTTGTGTAATTATATAATGCCGTAGCTGGCTTACGCATATATACGAATGTGTAAGAAAACGTACCAGATGTTGGAACTGGAGCGAACTCAATCTTAGGAACACTCCCCGCATTTAGGTAGATAGTCGCAGCGGGGAAAGCTCTATCGGGAGCCAATATCGAACTGTTTTTTACTTCTAAAAATTCATCCCAAGAATAAATAGTACCTTCAACTAATACGCTATCCGCATTTGTGTGGTATACAGTAAGACCTTCTACATAATCAGCTGGAACGTCCAAAACTCCACCATTTGCTGGTGTTGCAGATAACTCTGTACGCTTAACAAATAAGTGATCATACTCAAATTTACCCGTTTTATGATACTTAGAAATAACCGCACTCATCCAATCAGCAACCCCTCTATTGATTGCTCTATCTATATCTTTTGGGGAGACAAAACCGCCTTTATTCTTTTTTATGATGCCACGGATAAAGTCGTGAGCATCAGAGATAGAAATTGCCATTGTATTTTCTATTTAATTTACCCAAAGTTATGAAATTTTTCGTTATATACGACAATGCCCCAACTTATTAAGCTGAGGCATTTGCGACTCCGTGTTCTAAAATATTACTTACCTTGACCCCTTGATACTTTAACGTAATTAGAAGAGCCTTTTGCTTTGCTCTGCTTTGTCTTAGCATGAATCCCTTTGTTCTTTTTTTTAGCTTTTGGCTTAAATGAAGCCACTTGTATTGCTTTTGCCATTATTACGGAAATATATATTTGAAATACAAATATAAAAGAATAATCAAACTTTCAATAAGTATTACCGTAATGATCCAAGATGGAATTACATTTTTTACGACCAACTTTTCCTTAGTTTGCACACTTTTATTGACCAATGATTTATACTTAGATTCGTACACAGATTGAATCGAATCAATATTAACTGTGGCTTGAATCTTTCCCCTGTAAGAGCGTATAATTACCTTGCCTTGTGGAATGGTTATCTTGCTATAGAAAGTAGTTAAGATGCCCGCAGAATCGCAAGGATTGTCTATTAATAGGGTATCGTGTACGGCTTTAAATTTCTCAACTATACGAATATCTCGAATAGTATCGTGAACCGTTACTAATGTAGTATTCGTTGTGCTCTTGACTGGCTTACAAGAAAATGCAAATGTAATTGCCAAAATGCCGAATAGGTAAATTAAGTTTTTCATATTAAGAGAAATAAAGATTTAATTCTGCTGTTCTACGTCTTGTTAATCCAACTAAAACCTTGCCTCCCGCTTTATTCCACTTTAAAAATTCGCCCGCTATTGATTCGTTATTAGGATTAACATTAACCTTTTTCAATAAAGTAGATGACTTTAAGTTCCCTACACCACAGTTGTATGCGAAAGAAACTAATGCATCAAATTGATTTTGATTAATATCATCTCTGCAATAAGAATCAACGGTTTTCTCATAATGCTTTAGCATACTAAGAAGCATCTCATTTGCTTTCTCTTGCGTTATAGCCTTGTCTGTTATCTTAACTTTAGTGCCATCTGGGTAATAGGTAGCACCATAACCAAGAGTAGGAATATGGGCTGGGCACAAATACGGGGTAAGACTTAACCCTTCAAAACTTTTAATTAAATCAAGCCCTTTGCTGCCGATTTTCGTTATTTTCTCCATCTGAATCATTTGTTTGGTTACGTCTTCGATCTGCAAATTTAGATGCTGTCGCATTAATCAAAGAACCTGAAAGTAAAATTGTCATTAAATTCTGGATTCCATCGTTGGCTGGATTAATCAAGAACATTATAAAAACACAAAACGACCCAATTATAGAAATGAGTCGTGTATGAGAATAATTGCCTTTGCCATCTTTGAAGAATTCAATCAACATCTTTTTTAGCCTTAATCACTTCTTCTGTCTTGTACCAATAATATCTTATTGCAAAGATAGCTGAAATGATACCCATAATACCCGCAAAAATACTTACAACCACTTGGATGTTAGCTAACGCAATTGATGCCGCAGCACCTACAAACGCTAATAGTATATTTGTTAAGCCAACGTATGGATGATGTTCATTCATTTATCTAAGTATTACCGAACAAAGATAAAGTATAATGAACTTATCACAAAATTTTCTTAAACGTAATATCTAAGTCTTTGCGTTTTAGCCAAAGGTAGCCGATAAGGAGGGATATTGCGATGATGCAAGCCCCTCCCCATATTTCAGCATACAGTATTAACTGCGGGTCATTTTCCATTAGTCTTCAATGAAGTCGTATAGAATAGAGTATCTTTGTCCGTTAACAATATCCCCCATTGATTTTAATGGCAATGGGTTATAAGAGATTGTAATCTCTTCTTGAAGCAACTCTTCGTTTTCTTTCTGAAACTTTTCGAACTTTGGATTCTCTTTACCATCAATTTCTCTTTCGATAGTAATCTCTCCACCTTCAGTCTCAGTTCCGTACTTCTTTGCTAACTCTTTTTGCATTTCATAGAATGCTGTTTTCTCTGCAACAACTGTAGCGACAAGTTTATCTAAACGATATTTTAAAATAAAGTTAAGTTCTTGCGGCAAGCTATTTGTAATGCCTACAATTTTAAGTTCAGGAGATAATTGATTACCATCCGCATCTAATTGAGCGGGGCGATAATATCCGTTAATTTCGGCATCTAACGATAGGAGTTCAATGAATTTTAGCTTTTTGCTTTCCATGTTATTATTTGGTTATGTTCTGTTCTTTCCAATATCCTTTAGGGCATTTCTGCTCATTAGGAGCATCTTTAGGAGTATACATCTTACCCTGCATAGGGCAACCGCATCCACCACAAAGAAAATAGTTATTGATTATGCCACCTGTCATATCTTTGACATCGACTTCTTGAAGCATTGGGCAAGTGTTGCAAACTTCCATCCGCTCATCTGCAAGCTGCTTTTGTTCTGCTGTATGAAAAATTGCGATACCCCAAGCCTTGGCGATAGTAATGAATTTGTTCATTGTTATATTGTTTGGTTACGCAAATATACAAATTATTTTAACATCCGCCATTTGAGCTTGAAAAACCATTTGACATAGATGATACAGTTCCTGCTTGAGCACAAATAGTTCCTACTTGCGTAAAAGAAGATGATGAAAAGAAACTAAACGAGCTTGAGCTTCCTCCGCAAGTTGTATAGTTTCCTGTTACATTTACACCAGAATTATTCGAAATAATGTTGTATGTATAGCAGACAGGAGGGGCTGTACAAGATCCATTTGCATTAGCATAGTTCTGCCCATCATTATTGAAGTTTGCGTTAGCTATTTCATCTGCTCCATCTTGGTTTTTTATTCCAGTATAATAATAAGTATTAGAATAACTAACACTACCAGCTGTATATCCAGAAGGGCAATCATTACGAGTAAAAGTACCGCTACGATAAGCAGAGAACTGACAAGCGGAACTACCTAAATTATCATTGTATCCTTGGACATCCCCAAATCGATTCCTTAATTGATACTTAGTTTGTTGACTGCAAGTATGGTTTGTGTCCTCATATACATCGTAGTTTGTTCCAGAATAGCAGTATACCCCTTTGTATGCAGAATAATCAGTCCCCGTATAGCAAGCGGTTGTAGATGGCATTGTAGTTCCTTGGTCTACACCATTGACAAAATAATGTCCAGCTGTACTTGAGCATCTATTTACATCTAAATAAATAGTAACATTAGTGCAACCGATACAAGTGGTTTGATTAGTTGATTGTCTATCAGTCATACCATCATTACATCCGCAGTTTACCTCATAAGAAGCCCCCGTAGATGCCCCTGTACAGTTGTATACTTCGTAGTATGTTCTATTCTTGCTGTCAGCACCACTACAATATGAGTTTCCATAATATGTCCCTTGACAGCTTTGACCGCAACCACAGACTCCGTATTGAGTAGGGGTTGTATTTCTATATTCTCCCGTACAAGTATTAACTTCACGGTTATCCATGTAATTACATCCGTTACAAGCGGATGCTGGTACCCAACAGCAACAAGTTCCTACGCTATTTGCATATGCTTGCCCTAATGTTTGACTTTCTGATGAGGCAGCTGAACAAGCCGCAGCATTTGCTGAATCTACAGCATTTTGATAACTTGAAGTAGATGAAGCAGAGTATCCTGTTTTAGTGACTTGTCCATAAGTTATAGTAGATGGAGTGCAGCCTGACCCACAGTTATTTCTTGTATAATTTGTTGCTGGGTAAGTACAAGAACCTCCGTTATATGTCCAATTGCAACCCGCATTAGCGTTTATGTATGCTTGAATCCCTGCATTAAAATTACTTTGTGCTGCTGTTTGAGCTTGACTATCCGCATCTGCTTGAGAGATATAAGATGTTACTGGAGATGTAGTTCCCGAAAATGAATATGCCCCACCATCATTAACAGTAATTGTATTACCAGAACCGCCATCCCCACAGTTGTTTCTAACTCCTGTATAGGGTGGAGAGTATATATTGTATTGTGATTGCGATTGCCAAGAACAATCTGAAATGCTTACAATAGCACCAGAAACCATTGTTGAATAAACTTTCTTTATTCCCCCCGAAGATATAGTTACTTGCTTGCTCGCATATACAGCGGTCATCTCATAGTTGGAGTATAATGTACATCCAACTACTAATGTCTGGCAATTTGAATAAATGTATCTTGATATAAATGGCATACTAACAGTTTGTTATTGCGGAAATACTTTCGCCTACTACTTGGTATATTTTACTTGGGTCATACATCATTCTGTAATATCCATCAGGAACACTTGTTTCATCTTGATATACCACTTGAGCTCCAACTACAAAAGGGTACTCAAAAGTAACATAATTTGTTAATGAGGTTACCGAGCAAACAGTTCCCGCTGTTGCAGAATAGTATGTTGGAGTAGTATAATATCCATCAGCTGGAGGATTAGTCAATATTATTCTTTGATTAGATATTGTTCTATTTGAGCCATCATTATACCAAATAGATAATGTATAGACATAAGTGCTCTTAATATCTACTGCTCCCCAACTTCCCGTATTCGGTACTAAATTCCAAGGAGTGTAACTTGCCCCATTCCCTTCAAATGCATAAATTAAACTTACAATACCATTTATAACTCCCTTTACCTCTACTCTTATGGCAGGGAATTTCTCGATATTCCTGATTACTAACCTGTTAATGCTTGGGTCTGTTCCAATATTTATAATCCAAGTTGGGTAATATACATTTATGTTGTTTCTCGCTTCAACAACATTAAATGTTTGGTCGCAAGAGCCAGCAGTACCAATGTCTGTTATTACAGCTTGGAATTCATAAGAGTTGCAAGCTGCCTTATGATTGTATCCATACCACTCACTTAGTGAAGTAGGATTTGCTAATGCGGGCTTATATTGGCTACAAGGGTTAATCGTAACATATTGTCCGTTCTCTGCCGTGTCTAATGAGAAATTCGTGTCCGCTAAACCAAGTTCCCCACGGATACTTGCTAAAGTAATTGGACCAGACAATGGTAACCCTGCCATCTTACTTTAATTTAGATTTTAATTCCTTAATTTCTTCTGACTGCTCATTTACCGCAGCAACAAGTAATCCTATTAATTTTTCGTAACGAACTGCCAAATATCCTGTTTCACGAGTTTTAATCGCTTCAGGGAACTCCTCCATTACATCTTGAGCAATTACACCCATATCAGCTCCTTCAAATCCATGAAGGTATTCAAATTCTTTTTTCCAATTAAACTTAACACCACGAATTCGACTTAACTTCTCAGTTGCATTATCAATTACTTTTATATCTTCCTTCAATCTTTCATCTGAGGAGCTAAACCCTACGATGTCTCCAGATGCCTCTATTTTGCCATCTACTCCATTCGGAAGCAGTAAGCCAGTAAAAGACCCAACTACAAGAGAACGCATCCTTAGATCGTCATTAATTGAGCCGATTACCAATGTACCCGAAGTTGTTATTGGGCTATTTGTAATTGTTAATCCAATGCTTGATGTAGCAGCTACCGATGATACAGTACCCGTTGAATTAATTGTTACTGCTCCAGTAGCACCACTTATCGTAATACCCGTTCCCGCAATAATAGAAGTTACTCCGCCTTGATACTGAGGGATGTTAATTACTCCTGTAGTAGAGTTATAGGTTGCCGCTCCACTTGTTCCCGTAGTAGTTAATGATATAGCAGATTTTGCTAAAGCATCTGTGTATTGGGTAATAGTTGAACTAATTGCACCTGTTCCAGAATCATAAGAGATTCCTGCTCCTCCAGAAAACAATCCCCTTATAGATGAATCTGTATAAGCGGTTCCAGATAGAGATATAACCCCCGTTGATGAGTTATATGAAATACCGGATCCCGCAGAAACAAGCCCTCTTATTGAACTATCGCTATATACTGTCCCCGAATAAGAAATTACCCCCGTTGAAGAGCTGTATGAAATGCCGGATCCCCCACTAACAGATGCTCTCGCTAACGAGTCAGTATACTGAGTAATCGTAGATGATATTGTATTGGTTGCAATAGAAATGCCCGCTCCAGCAGTTAATGTATTTTGCTTTGCGTTTAATGCCGTTTGCAAATCTCCTTGCGAGGATAAAGTACCCGAAATCGCTCCCCAAGCAACACCAGAAGATATAATTTCTACATATGAACTACCTCCCCATCTATAAGTTTTACCCGTATCAAGTGCAACATAAATAGTCCCCGAATTACCAGTTGCTGGAAAAGCAGCAAGGTTTGCATAAGAAACAATTGCGTCAACATAAGAAGGTAATTGAGATGTGGGAACTTTGCCCGTTCCATCTAATGAAGCATATCCATCAGCTACTCCTTTGTTTGCTTTAAGCTCAAATAAATTCTCTTTTGCAGTTACAACACCAAGGTCGTTTATGTATAATATTCTATCTATTCCAGTTCCCGATGTAGGAATCAACCCACGAATAAGGAGCTTCTTAAAGTTAGCAATAGGAAGCAAAGAGTCATCTCCAAAATAAACTTGCTCACTACCCGATGTTGTAAAGTCTGCGTATGCAAAGTTTATGCTCTTTATTTTGTATCCATCTTTTATTGTTGATGGAGTGATGTTTATGCTACCTGCATATAAATCTAATAACCACTTAGGGCTTTTAGTATTAAGACCAATCTTTTTTGTTATTTGCCAAAGAACAGAATTCTCTAAGTTATCCTGATCCTTATTGACCATTGGGATATTAGTAGAATCAGCGGTAATCGCCAACGCTATGGTTGACTCTACATTATTTGTAATAACTGTAGTTTCTGTGGCTTTATCTTTCTTTGTAGGAGCAACCTCTGCAACTATAGCAGCAACTGTTTCTACCTTTTTATTGAATATCAAATTAGGGTCAATATTTGTTATTGCCCCAGCGTTATCAACTCCAAGAATTGCTACTATGTTATCAGGTATATTTGCCATTATTAATCATTAAAACATTACAAATGTACGACTTATTCTACTTATAGCTTCCTCCGCCTATCCACAATACCAAACTCTTCCTTTCCCCTTTTTCCATTTTTGACACCTTGTGCATCATAAATGATGGGAATAAGGTTACACTACCTATCCCTTTGGGTGCAATGCTTGGAGTCTGATTATTCCATAACATAAGGTCTCCGCCACTATAATCTTCAGGATCAGAAAGCTGAACTACCATTGATATTTTCCGATGGTTAATCGGGTCTGGACCTATATCAACGTGCCAATCATAATGCCCTCCATTTTCTTCATATTCAGACAACTGAATCGAATCAATCACTCCCCTTAAATCAAACTTCCAAAGTGCATTATTGGCTTCCTCCGACATATTAATTAACTTCTCATAAAGCCAATGAGATTCAACGCTATGATAAATCCATTTAATTTTAGATTTACGAACAGAGTCATCTGAATTACCTACCGTTTCTCCATTTTTAAATTCATACATCTTTGATAAATTATCAATCCACATAATTTCTTCTTTCGAAAACGCATTTTCAAAAGTGTAATAATTAGTTTGATTAATGGATTTGTCTGGCTCGAATAATAATGTTTTTATCATTAAGGATTGGTTTGGCTTGATAAATATTCTAATTGATTATTATATTGAGGAATGGTATTGACTACTGGCTCATTTGTAACCCAAGGTGTTTTTATTTCAATTTCGGGCTGAATAATTTTTCTCGATTCTATCTCATTAACCATGTCATCAATCATTGATTGTATTTTATAAGTTCCGTGGGTATCCTTGATAAAATTAACAAAATCATTGTGTACTAATTCTGAAAAAGGTTTGAAATTTAGTCCAAATGGGGAAGGTAAATGTACTTCTCCAAATCTAAATGAATTTTCATCTCCTTGACTTAATACATCGTATAATATAAATGCATATTTAATTCGCTTAACTGTATCAGGGAATGCTGGGTCAGCGTTGCTTACCTCAGACTCTATAATATCCCATTGCTCAATATATTCCATATGATTTTTATTAAAAAATTCTTCTTGCAGTTATATAAATAGTTCCCCCCTTATCTGTTAAATCGTAACTATGTTTTACCCTTAACCCTCCACTTTCTCCAGATCCACCCGTTGATGATTGAAACCCAATCCATCCTGATCCATTTTGGTTTGAAAATGCTGGGAAATACTCAAATCCACCAGATGTACTACCATATGAATTTGGGGCAGGGCAGAACATAAATGAAGCGTGAGCTCCAAAACTACCATTATTTGTATACAGATTATATGTACAAACATATGTGCCTCCACCTTGGAAGTCTCCGGGATATAAAATATCTATGTAAGTATTTGCCCAGTTGGTATTTATGTAATGAACTCGTGAAGGGGTATGTGTTGAGCTTCCGCCAGCAGGTCCAGTAGGTCCTGTAGGTCCAGTCGCCCCTGTAGGTCCAGTCGCACCATTTGTTCCATTTGTTCCTGCAGGTCCTGTCGGTCCAGCTGGTCCGTTTGGTCCAGTAGGTCCTGTAGGTCCAGTAGGTCCAGTAGGTATTGTAAAATTAAATGTAGCAGCCGAACTTGTTCCACTATTAGTTACAGAAGCACTACCGCCAGCAGCTGATGTGGTTGTAGTCCCAACTGCAATTGTTGCAGCAGAACCTGTAGGTCCTGTAGGTCCAGCGGGAATAGTAAATGTAGCATCAGCAGATAACGCTTGAGATGTGCCGTTTACTGTAATAGTTCTTGTTGTAGGAACTAATCCAGAGGCAGCTACACCGCTATCCGATACTACGTTGTTTACGATATTTGCTATGTTAGGCATATCTTATATTAATTATTATCAGTAAAAGGTAAAGGTAGTACAACTACAGGTGGATTCTTTATATTTTCCAATTTCGTGTTTAATTCTTCATCAATAGCTTCTACATCAAGACTGGAGTTTAACCAAGATTCAATCTGCTCTTTAGTTAAATTTGCGTAAGGTGTAAAGTTGGAAGCATCTGTAGTTTCACAACCCATTGCACCATACATTTCAGCAATGTAAATTCCATCGGTAGCTTTTCTACGATAATGCACCACGCAAACTACATCTTGCAAGTCTCCTTCTTGTGGTTTTGTTTCAAGAGTTTCAATTACCCAAAATTTTGACACTTCCATATAATTTATTTCTTAAAATTACTAATTTTTATTATAACATTACTAACCCGTGCCAAGCAGCAGAAGCATACACATATAATCCAACCGTTCCATCTGTTTGGAATACGATTAGCCCTTCAGCAGGAGTTGCTATCGCACCACGCTGCGTTGCAGTCATCCGCGGAGGCAAGAAGCCCTTTGTAGTAGAGTCTACTTGCATCTGAGCAGAAGCGTTTACAGATGTGCCACCCGTAATTAATGAGCCATATAATGCAGTTAATATAGTTGAGCTATTCCCAATAGTGGTTGTGTTTGAGCCCAATCCTACCGCAGTATGTCCAATTACAATTTGGTTAATTTGTGCATTCCCTAATGGGTATGCTGCATATCCAATAAATATTGAGTTAGCGAAGTCTGTTGCATCAGTCGCTCCACCAGAAATATACCTTGCAGCTTGATATCCAATTGCTACATTACTTCCACTTGCTCCCGCTAAACGATACAATGAGCGATATCCGACAGCTACGTTATATGAACTTGAGCCAATATAATATAATGTTTCGTTTCCTAAGCCTACGTTATAACTTGCAGTAGAAGAAGTTGCAGCGTATATTGCATTGTATCCAACTCCAAGATTGTATCCTCCAGCTGTTATATTATAAAGAGATGACACTCCAATAGCGGTATTAAATGAGGAAGTGGTGTATGTTAATGCACTACCTCCAATTCCAATATTAAAACTCCCTGAAATACTCCGATTAAGCACGCTGTCTCCAATAGCTATATTACTATTTCCTTTAATACTTATTGCTAATGCAAACGAGCCAATTGAAATATTTTGTGTGCCATTTTGTAACGCTTTTAAACTATCTCTTCCTATTCCAATATTATTACTTGCTGTTATGTAAGCATTTTTACCAGAATCGAATCCGAAGAACATATTATTACTCCCTGATATATTATCTGTTCTAATTTCAATTGGATTAAGCCCTGCTGAAGAAGCAAACGTAGTAATTGGCAATGATGTGCTGTTTCTTGTCTTTATGCTTATTGCAGAAACTGTTCCATCAAAACCAGTTGAGCTGATGCTTAAACTTCCTGATGTAGTTGAAACCCCCTCTAATGTTACAGTTTGAAGTCCCGTAGACCCAAAGTACATAAAGAATGAAGCTCCTCCATAAGTAATACTCAAGTATTTTCCTGAAACAGATGTAGTTCCTGTAACTGACAATACATAAAACGTATTACTTGATGCAGTAAGCGTATTAGTCATTGTGCCAGAGCCCGCCCCGACAATTGTCCATCCATTAGTATAGTCCCCTGTCCAACCAGTTATACCTGTAGCCCATCCTGAAGTGGATAATGCATTAGCTGATAATGTAGGAGTTTCATTTGTGGAGCTTCCTCTGAAAACTTTAGTCCCTGTAATAGTTTCCGCTCCAGCAATATGAACTACAGAAGAGTCGTTTGCAGGAGTGTACCCAAGAACCGTTGCAATGGATGCGTTCTTCCAAAGGTTGTTTACTGTATCACGATACAGGATGTCATTACTTGCGTATGAACCAACCAATACATCGTGTATTTCGTTTAATTCAAACCCGTTTTGTACTTTAACAAATATCTCTCCGTTATTAGATTGAACTCTTGTTACAACACCAATAAATACTAAGTGAGCGGGAGCTACTGGTTTGTTTGCTAATCCAAATATTAAAGAACCACTTGTCCCTAACCATACTGGGTCTCCAGCAGTTGCTGTAGAAGTATCAAGCCCAGCAAGAAGTCCCTCTGTAACTACCTTAACAACATCATTCGTAACACCGCCAGCCTCTAATAATCCAAGCGTCTTTGAAGACGTTGCCTCTGAAGCATTTGATGCCGCAGAAACAATCATATTTGTTCCGTCCGCTGTTGAAACGTAAACAGCTTTCCCTTTTACTATTGTAGCCCCTAATTTAACATCGTGCTTTAATTGACTTGTATAAGATGCTGCGGGAGCTTGGTCAATCCAAATTGTATTGTAGTCTGTACCATCAATCTTAGAAAGTAGCTGCCCCGCAGTACCGCCCGCAGGAAGTGTACCTCCAATTGCAAGTGTTGCCCAAGTGTTGTCTCCTCTCAAGTAGCTTGTCGAATCAGGTGTTCCCGTAGCTGTTAAATTTGAGATTCCAACCGAGGTAAGAAAGTCTAAGCCATCAACTGCCGCAACTAAAACTCCTGTCGAATTTGCTTTTAATAAAGCGGATGTAACCGATTGCTTTACGCTACCAGATACCTGCAATTGAGTACCAGATGTGGTATCAATTGTGATGTAATTCATCAATTCCGCTAATCTTGTATTGTTGCTCATTGCAGTCTATTTATTAGTAATCTGTTTCTAAGTATAATGAGGATAATGCTATTCCAATAACACTTGATGTACCGCCCGCACTACAGTATCCTCTTGGAGATAGCAATGTATTGACAGTAGGTATGTTTGTCGTTACAGTTCCTGACACACTAACGCTACTTGTTAAGTCTGTAAATGTGTAGTTTAAAGTTGTGCTATTCGGAGCTACAAACATAGCAAGTTCATACATTGATGTTCTATCTACCGTAGGTACTGTGATGCCCAAGTTTATCTTAGTTGTTGTTGTAGCTGCATTGTGCATAAATTGAATTGTAGCATCTGCCGAATCGTAACCAACCCCAAAGAAGTTAGTTAACGTAGATGGGTTAACATCGGTAGGAGCACCTGTATTATTTGACATTCCTACAAACATTCTACTTGTTGTTGTAGCCACACCTGTAGCAGGTCCAAAACGACAGATATAATGGAATCCGCCGCTATTGGCTGCGTTACCCATCCACCATTGGTTAGCTCCCCTAAAACCAGCTACTGCTGTTGCCGCTGCTGTTGTAACTAAATACTCTAAACGCTTCATTCTTGTTTGGTAGTTAGTTACTGCAATGTTGGCTGCTGTAGCTGTACCTGTTGCAGATAACGCTGCGTTACCAACTGCTGTAATAGTAGTTGAGTTACCTGCCGCAGCCCACCAAGAAACACCATTTCTTGAAATGTGAGTTTGCAATACATTATCAACTCCTGCTGGACCCACAATAGATAGCATATTTCTACCTCCAACCTTCATGTCGAAGATTGTAAGGGTGTCTGTTGCTGGTACTGGAGGAGCTGCATCTAAAGCAAGATTAAGGTTGCCATTAGCTTCTATAGTTACTTTTGATGCACCACCAAATACTCCTGCATTATTGTATTGTACTTGCCCTGTTGTGCCCGCTGGAGTTCCTCCTCCGCCACCGCCCGCAACCGTAGCCCAAGTGTTATCTCCACGAAGGTAAGTAGTTGCCGAAGGAGTTCCCGTTGCAGACAAGTTACTAACTCCAACAACGCTACTTGCTAAGGTTGTTGTAATAGCAGTCGTACCTGTGCCCGTAACAGCCCCTGAAAGCGTGATGCTTTGGTTGCCCGTTATGTATGTGCTTGTATCGTAAGATATTGTACCAGCGGTAGACTTAACAAAGCCTGTGCCTGTTAAAGCAGCTTGGTAGTCAGTACCAGCCGTTGCCGCAGAAATTGCTGTTCCGTTTCCTTTTAATAAGCCAGTTATCGTTGTCGATATTGTAATTGCAGGTGTCGATGTAGCAGTTGCTACTGAACCCGCAAAACCATTTGCAGAAACAACACTTGCAGAAGTTACCGTTCCAACATTACTTGTGTACCCGCTTGGGTTTGTGCTTAAATAGAAGTCTCCCGTGTTGTTATTTGCTGCCGTTCCAAATGTTCTGTAAGCCAAAACATCTGTCCCAATAACCAATCCTAAATTAGTTCTTGCTCCCGCAGCATTTACAGCCCCTGTACCCCCGTGAACAACAGAAAGTTCTCCAGATACGGCAGCAGATTGATTAAGAGGTACAGCATTCCATTCTACTTGAGTTCCTGATGCGTTAACTATTAATGACTTGTATGCCGCACCAACACTTAGTTTTCCCCAAGTGTTAGATGCTGAACCGTATAATAAGTCTCCAACTGCAACTGTAGAAGTTCCTGTTCCTCCATTTGTTGAGCCAACAGTTCCTGTTAAGGAGATAACTTGTCCAGTAACATTAATATTGGTGCTTCCTGTGTAAGCAGCTGTCGCACTAAATAATGTAAAATTAATAGCAGTTGTGCCAAATATAAATTCTCCCGTATTTGAGATTACATAAGATTCTCCAGCACCCGTAGCTCCTGCTGTAATAAAGAAGTAATCGCCACCACCCAATGCAAGCGGGTCTTGTGAGCCATATTTATTGGCATCTATAGCACGAGTTAACTCCCAGTTTGTTGAACCAGAACCTATAGCAGTTACCTTGTAAATACCATTCTGATATCCAACTGTTTGCCCGTAAACTAAAATTCTATCGTTTAAGGCAACTGAGACACTATCAACAACTAACGCAGCTTGAGTTCCCGCATTTGTTAATTTAGCTCCAACACCAGAATTTGCTCTGCTTGTTAATGATAATCCTGTACCATTTGTCAAAGTTGACATTGGTGGTCCGAGTAGCGTTGTAGAGATTGTAAATGTGTCAGCCGACAACACCTCGTAAACAAAGTATGTCTCTCCAGATGTAATTCCGTTGCCTGTTACAGTAAAGACAATCATATCATCTGCAACCAAGTTATGCCCAACAGATGTTAAAGTTATGCCGCCTGAAATTGCAGTAACTGTAGGAGTTGTTCCGCCTTGCGTATAAGTTGCATTTAAGTTACTTCCTACTTCTAATCTAACAGGTTCGTGAATGTGTAATCCAGCAGTTACTAAGCCATCTACATATTCTTTTGTAACTAATTGGTGTGGATTCGCTAATATATCTCCGCTTGCATAGGCAGAGCCCGTTATCGTAATATCTCCTGTTATTTTTGCCTCTCCAGTTACCTGTAAATTTTCTCCCGTATCAGCTGTCTGATTAATCAAAACACTCTTTGTGCCAGACTTAATAATCAGAGCCTTGTTGGACATTTCTGTTCCTCCAACAAAGAAAACAATATCGCTACTTGCTGTTCCTGTTCCAATATATAAGTCAGAAGGAATAGCTCCTGTGCCACCACCTGTGTATAAGTAACCTGAGTTAGCAGGGAAAATAGGGTAAACAACTGAACTATAGTTTGAGCCAGAGATACCCATATCAATGAAGTATGAGTTTACATCTGAAGCGTCATTGTAAGCAACAAAGTCAGCGGAGGCATCAGAGCCTGTATTTAAGTTCTGAACATACACTAACTGGTAGTCATTTACATTGGCAACAAAACTTGCCATTGTATTTGCAAACGGAGTGTACGTTCCAACCGAAGATGTTTTAAGATGAACACTATTCAACAACTTAGCATCGGTTAGCGTCTTATTTGTTAGCGTTTGTGTTGCATCCAAATAAACACCATTAGTTACCGTTGCTGCGTTACCCGTTGTATTCTGATTCCAAGTAGGTACAGTTCCCGTTATGCTTCCATAAGAAACCGATGTTAAGTATCCTGCCGTAGCGTGATTACCCCAACCGTAAGCCGTATTCCAGTTTGTAATGTTTGTGCCCGTAATTCCGTAAGCAGCAGATGCCACAAAGATTGGGTCTGTTTCAGTATATGAAGTTAGGTATGTGCTATTGTCGTAAGAAATGGTTGTTCCAGATATCTTAACAAAGCCCGTACCGCTTAGTGCATCTTGCTTTGCAGCAGCTGACACATATCCAGTAAGGGAAACATAATATAGTACGTCTACAATATCGTTTACTAAAGCTCCAACCGCAAGTGTAACCGAAGTTCCGTTAGTTGCGGTATAGTCAGCCGCAGTTAAGCGAACACCATTTAAGAATACGTCAACTTGACCAACAGTATATCCAGCTGTAATTGTGAATACGGTTTGTCCAGCAGTTGCTGTAAAGTTCTGAAGTCCCCTTGCAGTTCCTCCGCCACCTCCAGCATAGTTAGGGATGTTTAATGTATTCCCAACAAATGTAGCTGCACCACTTGTACCAGTAGTCGTAAGTGTAATTGGCTGTTGCGGAGTATATGTTAAAGCAGTCGTTACATCTCCAGAAGTCAATGTAATTGCACCAGTTCTTGTATTGAATGACGT